CGCCCAACCGATCAAGTTCTCGCCGGCCGGGCTCTCCGATGCCCTGGACGGCTCGAACGTGTTTCCGGGGGCAATGCAGACCCTGCAGAACCTGATCCCCGATCCCACCACCAAGAATGTCTGGACCTGTCGCCCGGCCGCCGTCGCGCGCGCGGGCTTCCCCGGCGTGCTGCCAGACGCGGGCTTCGTTTCGGTCTACAAGGTGATCGGCACGCGGCTCTACGGCCTCGTGGCGACCTCGACCAACGTTGGACACGATGAGCCCTTCGTCTACGATCTCGCCACCAACACATTCGTCGCGATCACCGGCGTGACGGCGGCCAACACGCCGATCAGCCCGAGCCCGCTGCCATCGGTCGCGTGGACGCCGCCGACGATGGACATCATTGGTTCCAAGATCATCGTCACCCATCCTGGCTATACGGGCGCCGCGGGAAACTTCTTCGGCTGGTTCGATATCGCGACCTTCGCCGCTCCGGTCTGGCATGCGGGCAACACGGCGACCAACGCACTCATCGCGGTGCCGTCGGCGGTCAAGCAGTTCGGCCAGCGCGCCTATTTCATCGTCAACGATCCGGCCGTGCCCGGTACGCCGTTCAGCGACGTGCTCAACCCGCTGACGATCACCAACGCCAACCAGGTCCTGACCTACGGCGACAATGTCCCGTTGACCGCGCTAGGCGCGCTGCCGCTGAACTCCCAGCTGACTGGTGGTATCCTCCAGTCGTTGATGGTCTTCAAGGAGGCCGCCATCTTCCAGGTCATGGGGGACGCGGCTTCGACCGCCAATCCGCTGACGATCAATTCGTTGAACGTGGCGGTTGGCACGCTGGCGCCGAACTCGATCACCTCTACCCCGAAGGGTTTGGCGTTTCTCGCGGTGGATGGCGTTCGCGTCATCAACTTCCAGAGCACGGTATCCGATCCCGTAGGCTTCGCTGGCAGCGGCGTCACGGTCCCGTTCATCAACGTGGCGGTCCCCTCCCGCGTGGCTGCGGCGTGCAACGCTAACGTGTTCAGGATTTCGCTCAGCACCACGTCGATCTCGGGTATCGTCGAGCAGGAATACTGGTACGACATCGGTCGTTCCTGCTGGAGCGGCCCGCACACCTTCCCCGCGTCCTTGATGGAGGCGTACAGCAACACCTTCATCATGACGCCGGTCGGCGTGACGGGGAAGTTGTTCCAGTCTGATTCGATCCAGTCGGCGTCGAGCGTGTTCATCGAGAACGGCTTCCAGCTTTCGTTCGCATGGCACACGGCGAACCTGCCCGATCTTCAGACCATGTCGGAATTGAACCTGCTGGAGACCACGCTCAATATTGCGGGTTCGGTCGACAACGTCAGCTACCAGGCGGCGTTCATCACGTCTGATGGCGAGACGCTGGATACCGTCACGCTCGCGGTCATAGCCGCGACAGCACGCTGGGGCGCGTTTACCTGGGGCGGTGCGTCGTGGAGTGTCTCGGTAACGGGGCTCTCGCCGCTGCCGATCAACTGGCACAACCCGATCGTGTTCCGCAAGGGCGGCATCGCGCTCTCGGGATTCTCCTACGCCGGCTTCAAGGTGGGCGATCTCTTCATGCGCACTGAACAGCTCGGATATCTGCAACAGGTGGCGGCAGCATGACCCGGATCAAGGCACTTATTCTCGCGTTCTTCATGATGCTACCTGTCGTGGCGCAGGCGCAAGTCATCCCTTCGTTGCCCTACAATCTGACGAACGGTACGATCGCCGACGCCAACCAGGTCATGGCGAACTTCAACCAGATCGTCAGCTCGACCAACACCAACGCGGCCAATGCTGGCGCCAACACCAACATCACGGCGCTACTTGGCTTGACAACTCCGCTGGCTCCGGCTTCAGGGGGATCACCTGTCTATACTGCGGGGACATCGGGTGGATCAGCCAACGCCCAGACGGTGCTCTCGCCGACGCCAGCTGGATATGTCCTCGCCGCCGGGCGCATCGTCATCTTCACCGCTGGTTTCACCAACAATGGGCCAACTACTCTCAACGTCAATTCGACAGGCCCGATCGCGGTTCTGCAACACGCGCAGTCAGGTCTCGTCCCGCTCGCGGGCGGCGAGATCGTGGCGACACAGGCCACCATCGCCTACTATGACGGTACCCAATACCAACTGTTCGATGCTTCGCCGCAGGCACTCGTGAGTGCTTGCACCGAAATCGATTACCGTGGGGTTGCCATTCCTTCGGGCTACCTGGCCGAGAACGGAGCGGCGGTGGCGCGGTCGACCTATGCCAACCTGTTCGGGTGCCTGGCGTACAGCGGCATCGCGGCTTCGACCGTAAGCGGAAGCAGCAGCGTGACAGTCCCCAACAGCGCGCTATTCGATGGCGCCTGGTACGTCGGCGGGACGAACATTACATGCAACTCGACAATTCTCAGCATCCCTGACGGCACTCACATCGTCATCAGCACAAACGCAGGGGCCACAGGTACTACGACCCTGACGATCGGACCTTACCCACAGGGTGACTGCAGCACGACCTTCAATCTCCCGGACGCGCGAGGACGTGCCAGCGTTATGACGGATTCGTCAGGAGCTGTGCTGTCAAGCACGACCTGCGCCAATCCGAACGTTCGTGGTGCCAGCTGCGGTTCGCAGACGCACACGCTCACGATGGCGGAACTGCCGGCTTCTCCGGCGCCAGTAGCAGCAACCGCGGTGATCGCTGCATCGGGGAACGTCGTGGCAGTCACTTTCGGAGCCGCCACTACCAACATCCAGCAGGGCACCGGAGCTGCGGTAGCAGTCTACGCGGGTGATAAATTCGGCATCATGCCCAACCTTCCCGTGAGTACGAATACCTCCAACCTCGGAAGCGGGACCGCCCATTCCGTTCTCCAGCCGATCTCACTTGTCACCAAAGCAATTAAATTCTAAAGTGCATCCACCCAGAGGGAGATTATTATGCGCATCCGCCGACTCGCTGTTCTGGCCCTCATGGGCTTCCTGGTCTCCGGCGCGGCCGCTTTCGGCGCCAATTTGTCGCTGCTGTCGGGGCCGCAGTACAGCGAGCCCAGCCAGATCCTAGCGACCATCAACACCTTGATCCGCAACATCAATGCGGGTGTCGGTGGCCTCCTGAACGCCCAGACCGCCGCAGTCGCGACGGGCACTGGCACCGGCGAGCAGACCCTTCAGACCTACACCCTGCCGGCGAATCAGCTGGCCTCGGCGGGTCAGGCAGTCCGGGTCCGGTGCTGGGGCACCACGGGTGCCACCGGCAACTCTAAGACCCGGAAACTTTATTTCGGGGCCTCGGTCATCGCGACTGCCTCCGAAGCTGCCAACGCCCAGAACTGGGTACTGGAGCTCGTGGTCATGCGCACCGGCGCGGCGACCCAGTCGATCAGTGGTACGGGACTCGCGGGCACCGGCGGCGTCACCCCGCTCTCCTACATCAACCAGGGGACGGACAATCTCGCAGCTGCGGTCACCATCAAGTGCACCGGCACCGACGCCACCTCAGCGGCGGCTGACGTCACTGCCAACGGGATGCTCGTCGAGCAGATCAAGTAAGGAGACCACCATGGCGAAGTTAGGTTTGCACGACGGGCTCAAGAACCAGAGCCCGTCAGCCGAAGACGCTTCCACCAAGCTGCCGAAGGGACCCAGTGTTAACCAGGACGCCACCCGAACTGGACCTGCCCCAACACAGCCGACCCTCGGGCCCCGCTGCGCCTGAGTTCGCCTGGGAGCGGTTCCACGCAATCGCGCACGAACTCCCGCCGCTCTTTCTGGAGCATTGGCGGGAGTTGGCGCTGAACCGCGACGCCATCCCGCTCGACCCCGACTGGGACAAGTTCTACCGGCTCGATATCGAGGGCATCCTTCGGGTGCTTACGGTGCGCGTCGAAGGCGCGCTGGTTGGCTATCTCTTCCTGCTGGTCGGGCCGCACCTTCACTATCGATCGACCCTGTGGGGGCATGTCGACATGTACTGGATGGACCCTTCGGTGCGTGCCGGCTGGACCGGGGTGAAGCTGTTCAAGCGCCTGATCGCCGACGCCCGCACCATGGGCGCAGCCAATTTGACCCTGTCCACGAAGCACCACTTCATGGATAATCGGGTCACAAGGTTGCTTGGACGGCTCGGCTTCACTCCGATCGAGACGGTCCACGCCATGAGGTTGATCTGATGGGCATCTCGCTGGGCGGCATCGGAGCGGCGATCGGCGCGGGAAGCTCGCTCTTTGGGCTGTTCGGCGGTGGCAATGACAACAAGACCCCTCCGGCACCGCAGATCTACCAACCGCAGAACATGGCTGGCGCGGATCAGGGCGCCTACAGTGGCATCCAGGGGCTCGGCCAGTACAACACGGCCGGTGCCGCGCTGCCCTACGCCCAGAACACGTTCCAGAACCTCTACAACAACCCCTACGCCAGCCAGTACCAGCAGGGCGCGAACACGACTGCGGGTGTCGGCTGGGGCGTCGGTGGCCAGCAGGTCGGCGCTGGTAGCAACCTCATGGCTGCGGGCAACTCCATCCTGCCCTACTCGCAGTCGATCCTGCAGACCGGCTTCGACCCGCAGAGCGCGCTCTACAACCAGTTGTTCCAGCAGCAGACCGAGCAGGATCGCGCCGGCCAGGCCGCGCGCGGCATCGCCACGACACCTTACGGCGCGGGGCTCGAAAACAAGGCCAACACCGATTTCGACATCGCCTGGCAGAACGCGCAGCTCGGCCGGGAGAACACCGCGCTGCAGGGCGCCGGCTACGGCCTGAACTCAGGCGGCAACGCCATCAACCTTGGCCAGAATGTCTCGACGCTCGGGCTGCAGACCCTCGGGAACGCGGCGGCGCTCCCCTATTCGACCGCCAACACGATCGGCAACAACCAGTTCAACGCGATCGGCCAGTATGGTCAGGCAGGCACGTCCGCCGCGGCGATCCCACAGATGACGATCGAGGACTATCTGAAGTACCTGACCGGCGGCACCACCGCTGGCAGCGTGGCGAATCAGGGCTACGCGAGCCAGCTCGCCGCACAGAACCAGAATTTCAACCAGCAGCAGACGCTGGGGAAGAACTTCGGTTCGTCGCTGTCGGGATTGGGAACATGGTACAATAAGCAGTTCCCGTCGAGCGGGGTGGGCCTATGAACCTCGGCGGGCTCTCGGCCACCTATCCCGGCTACATGGCGCAGGAGAACCAGACTGCGACCACCGAGCAGAACCAGGCCGCAGCGCAGGAGGTTGCGCTCAAGCTGTTGGGTGCCCATGTGCTTGGAAGGGCTCTCACCGGTGCTGCGCCGGGTCAACCCGCGCCGCAGCCGCCCGCTCCCGGTCAAGCCTCGGTCCCAAATCAGCCCGCTCCTGCGCCAGCACCCCCTGCTGTAGCGCAGGGAGGGCCGGCCGCACCGCCAGCAACGCCTCAAATGGCCCAAGGTGCGGCCGGTGCCCCTCCGTCCGCTGGTGGCTCCGGGCTGCCCGAGATCAGCCTGCAGGCGCTGCAGCAGCGTATCCTGCAGACCACGCCGCAGGTCGCGAATCACCCCGAGGTGATGCTGGCGGCGCTGGAGCGCGCGGCGCCGATCCTCGATCGCCAGGGCAAGGAAGACTTGGCGGACATGCGCAAGGAGATCGCTACCCAGCGGCTGCAGCAGGCCGGTGAGCTTGCACGTGCGCGCCAGGAGAGCCTGGACGCCTACCGGGCGGCGCAGGGCAGCCGTGCCGACCGCCGGCTCGACCAGGGCGATACCCGCGAGGCGCGGCTGGCAGCCAACTCGGCGGTGCGGAATGATGCCACCACCCAGCGGCTGCAGATGCAGCAGGCGGATCTCGAACGGAAGATCCAAGCCGGCGACCGCGGCGTCGCGCTGGCGCAGTGGCGGGCGACCACCGATGCCCTCCACAAGCGCGCCACCGAGATCATCCAGTCGAACTCGATCGCGTCGACCCTGTCGGACGCCGACCGCAAGGCGATGCTGGACGAGCAGCGGCAAGCCTACGAGGGCCAGATCGCGGCGATGCGCGGGATGGCGGGCAGCAGCACGCCGCAGGGCGGGACGGCGTCTGCGGGTGCGCCGCCGGCTCCGAAGGTGCAAGGGCAAGTCACGCCGAACGCCCCGCTGGTCACGCAGCCGGCCGCCGCGGCGAGCGCGCCACCGCTCGCGATGCTCAAGCCGAACACCATCACCACCTTCCAGAACGGCCAGAAGTGGACGATCGGACCTGATGGGCAGCCCAAACAGGTACAGTGATGGCTGACCCCTGGGTGATCGCGAGCGAAGCGCCGGCACAGACCTTCGAAGACAAGTGGGCTCCGGTCGAGGAGACCGCGACGCAAGACCCATGGGTGCCTGTTAGCCAGACACCGCTCAGCCTGTTCGATCCCCGCTCGGTCAAGGAATCGCTGCAGCGCGCGACCGCGGGCAACCCGCAGAAGGTGCTGAGCGCGGTGATCCAAGAGCCCGCGCACATGGCGCAGGGGATGCTGGAGTTGCCGCAGGAGGCGATCCAGGCGGCGCAGGAACGACAGGCCGGTGGCGAGTACGATCCGGGTCCCGCGGTCAATGCGGCACTGCTCACCGTCGGCACGGGCGCCAAGTTCATGAAGCCGAAGGCAGCGCTCGTGCCCGGTGCCGCGGAGGAAGCGCCCAAGCCGGTCGAGGCTCCGGCCGCCGATGCGTGGAAGCCCGTCAGCGAAGCGCCAGCGAACAGCGAACAGGCGTTCATGGACCGTGCGTTCAAACCCGGCGCTGAACCTCCTGTGGAAGAAGCGCTCAAGCCCCCCGAGCCGACACCGCAGCAGATGAATACCGCGCAGCAGGCCGCGCGCGTGGTCAAGAACATCCTGCTGCCCGATGAAGTATCCCCGATCGCCGAGTCGGCCGCGGCCGACATCCGCGCCGCCGGCGGCAAGGCTGCGCGCGACACCGAGGCCACCCGCGCTGCGCTGGACGACCAGAGCCGCGTCGTCTCCCGCCTGTCGGACCCGGAGAAGCTGGGACTGATCGACTACATCGAGAATCGCTCCAAGCCCGACGCACCCAAGATCGCTACGCAACTCAAGCCGGTGGCCGACGCCATCCGCACCTCCATGGAGCGCCGGGTGGAGAAGCTGCAGGCGCTGCCCTCGATCCAGAAGGAAGCCTTTATCGAGGACTACTTCCCGCACATGTGGCAGGACCCGGCCAAGGCCACCGAGTTCGCTCGCGAGTTCTCCAGCGGCACCGTGCGTCAAGGCTCCGGGGCCTCGCTCAAGGCGCGTACTGTGCCGACGGTCGCCGACGGCCTCGCCGCCGGCCTCAAGCCAATCTCGGTCGATCCGTTGGAAGTATCGATGCGCTACGTCCAGTCGATGGATCGCTTCATCGCCACGCAGGAGGTGCTCGACAAGGCCAACGCCGAGGGCACGATCAAGTATGTCAAGCCGAAGGTGATGGGCGCCTCGGGCAACCCCGACAGTTTCCAGGTGCCTCCAGGTTACGTGCCGATCAATGGCCGTGGCGCGGTGCGCGCGGATGGGGCACACGCCTACGCGCCGGCGGACTGGGCGCGGGTCTACAATAACTTCATCGACGCCGGCATCCACCGCAACGCCGACTGGGGCAAGATCTACGATGCTGCACGGAATACCTCCAACGCCGTGACCTCGCTGGAACTGGGTCTGTCGGGCTTCCACGCTGCGACCATGGCGCAGGAAGCCATGGTGAACGCGGTTGCCAAGGGCATCGGAGAGCTCGCCAGCGGCCGCCCTATCAAGGCAGCCAAATCGATTTTAAAGGCACCAGTGAGCCCCGTATTGAATGTCCTGAAGGGACGCCAGCTGGAGGCGACGTACCTGAATAAGGCCAAAGGTACTCCGTTGATGCAGGAGATCACCAACCTGCTGACCGAGGCCGGCGGCCGCGCCAAGGGCGCCCGCCACGCGCCCGACTATCAGTACAGCCAGGCCGGGTCCTACTGGGACAGCTTCAAGCGCGGCTCGGTGCTCGCCGAGATCAAGCAGGCGGGAGCCGACATCCGCGCGCGGCCGATCGCCGCGCCGATCAAGCTGCTGGGGCAGCAGGTCGGCCGGGTCATGCAGACCGTTGCAAAACCACTGTTCGAGTATGCCATCCCGAAGCTGAAGAACGGCGCCTTCTACGACAACATGGCGTCTTGGATGGAGGCCAATCCGACCGCCGACCACGCGATGCAGGTCAAGGCGGCGCGGAAGATCTGGAACTCGATCGACAACCGCTTCGGCGAAGTGGTGCAGGACAACATCTTCTGGAACAAGACGCTCAAGCAGTCGCTACAGGTGGCGATGCGGTCGTACTCGTGGACCTTCGGCACCATCCAGGAGATCGGCGGCGGGGCCAAGGATCTGCTTCGCCACCCATCGTCGCTGTCGCCGAAGTCGCCTCACTACTCGCCGAAGGCATCCTACGTGATCGCGCTGCCGATCGTCTACACCACGATCAACGCGGTCTACCAGAAGCTGAAGTCAGGGAAGAACCCGGAGAGCATCTCCGACGTCATGCACGGGGGCATGACCGGCGGGACGGCGCCAGGTGTTGGTGGACGTGGGACGGTGGCCGAGCGCGCGATGATGCCGGGCTACATGAAGGACGTGTTCGGGTGGTACCATGACCCGATGCAGGAGTTGAAGAACAAGGTGGCGACCGCGCCGCGCATGGCGTGGGAGAGCCTGACCAACAAGGACTGGAAGGACCAGCCGATTCGTGACAAGAACGCACCAACCATGGATCAGCTGCGGCAGTACTTCCAGTATGTCTACCAGTCGCTAGGCCCGATCAGCGTCAAGCAACTGCTGAAGGGCCAGAAGACCGGATCGAACATCGGGACCGGCGAGACGTTGCTGGGCGTCCATCCCGTGCCGTCGTGGCTGCAGGACCCGAAGGGCTACGAGAACATGATGAAGGGCGTGCAGGGACGTGACTGGCAGAAGAAGGAGCGCTACGATAAGAAGCAGACGCGCCAGTATGGAGGACCATGATGTTCGGCGAAGTCCCGGAGCACATTCGCAGGCGCCATGCCAAGGACATCCCCGCGATTGGGAACCTGGATGATCTCGTGCTGCCCGGCGCTCGGGTGGCCTATGCGCAGGTGGAGATCCTGGAGACGCCGGTCGTGCGCGAGGCGGTGCTGGACTCCTCGGCCAAGCTGGACGAGCTCACCAACAAGGCGCTGAAGTTCTACGATGATCTCTTGAGTGAGGGAGCGGCGGTCGATGATCCGAAGATGCTGTCGGCGCAGAGTGACGCCGCGCGCACCATCCTGACCACCCAGCTCCGCGTTGATGATAGCCGCCTGAAGAAGCGGACGACCGACACGCTCGCGGAGCTGTTGCGTCGCATGGATGAAGAGGATGCGAGACTAACGATCAGTGCTTGATTACTTCTTCTTGGCCTTCTTCGCCATCAGCTTCTTGGCGCCGGCCTTGTCCATCTTCTCGTCGGCCTTGGAGCCTTCGAACTTCTTCATTGCGGCTTTCATGCTTGGTTTTTTGGCCATGTGGCCCTCCTGGTTGCCCCCGCAGGATGCAGAGGCTTTAATGTGATGTTAAGGCGAAACTACCTTGCAATAGCCCGTCTCAAGCCAATCTACTACCTATAAACGTGAGACGAGTTCTCGAACGTTGACCTTCGGCTTGTCGCTGCGAACCGGCCTAGATAGGGTCACTCGGATAGCCGTGTTGTTGGCGATGATCCACCATTCGCCATGACGTATTCCGTATCGTCGACCGATCCATTGACGAAGCCGACAATCCGGCAGCATCCATGCTATGAACCCCATCTTTCTCTCCTTATCGACGCGTTAACGCCGGCTGTAGTGTTGGATGATGCGTTCCAGGATTGCGACCGTCTGCGCATCCGATGTCGAATCCCGCTCCTGCAAGATGTCGATAATGTCGCCGATGCACTTCTCTGATCTCTCACGCTCATTCCTGAAGTGGTCCGTGAAGGCGGCTCTGATGAGCGCTCTTGCTTCAGTGGCCTCAACCATCTGTTTTCCTTTGCTTGCCGTTAATGAATCACCCACGATCCACCGACCAAAAAGCCTACAAGCAAAATCAGGCCAATGATGACCAACACTCCGCTGGCGATCTCCGGTGGCATTCGCGATGCACCCATCTGGTTCTCCTATGCTCGCCTGATCGCGGGCGTTACGACATCCTCGACGGCTTTCAGGTGGCCCGACATCATCGGATGGTCGACGATCAATTCCAGCGCGGTGACCTGCCCGGTGGCGTGCGTGGTACCGGCGCCCAGTGTGATGCGCCTGGTGTTGCCGAGGATGCCCTTCTCCTTGAGCTCCTTGTAGAAGCCCTCGGTGTTAACTCCTACCTTCACCAGCCACTTCCGAAGTGTCTGCTCCTCCACATAGATCCGGTGTTCCATCAGCTCGTGGCGAATCAAGAGCGAACGGCGGGGTTCGAGCAGGACGTGCGCGGTCTGGTTGGGACCTGGTTTGAACGCCTTCGGCACCACGATCGTATCCAGCATGTGCTGGTCGAGGAAGCTCACCAGCATCGAGATCGGGTTGCGGTGGCCGGAGAGTTCGCCATGCAGCCGCTTCTTGTTTTGCACCTGCTCGACAGCCCAGCTGGAGATGCGATCGACAGAAAAGTCGAGTAGCCCCACGTTCTTGACTATAGTACCAGCCGCAATAACACTGGCGATGGTGCGCACCCAAAAGCGATGCTCCTTGTCTAGTCCGGTTCGGTTCCAGACCTGATCGGTCCATGCGGGGAGGGCGTTTTTGATGTAGCCGAGGGTGTCGGGCTGTAGGAGGCTTCGAAGATACACGTCGGCAGCGTAACCCGAATTTGCGTCAAGTTGTTGCTTGAGTTGATCACCACGTCTCTTGTCCATGGTTGCCGGAGTATCCATGATAAACTCCAGCACGCGATAGGCCGGAGCATCCGTCCCATCCATCGACGAAAGAATGTCGACGATCGAATTGTTCGATGCGAGCAATAGAATGGTCTGCCACTCAGCCCGCACATGCCGCAGTGTCCCTTCAGCAGTGCCACGATCCTTGTCCCTCCCGTTGGTGAACATCAGCACGAACCGCCTGATGACTTCGGGGTCCCGGTTGTAGAGCTCGTCGTAAGTGCAGGCGATGTTGCCGAACACCGCGAGCTTCAACCCCTTGGCTACGCTCGTATCGTCATCGATGATCTGGGTGCCTTTCAATCGGCCCCAAACACTCGCAGCAGCTTCGAGAGCAGTTGTCTTACCTGTTCCACTTCTGTCCGAGACAAGCGAAACAATAGCTCCTCCTTCACCGCTCGCGTGGAATCGCATAAGGGGGGCAGCGAAGCTACTAAGGAGCGCGAAAGCCTGAACCTCATGCCCAAGGGCAAAGAGCTGGTTAGCTGCAGCAGACCAAGCTCCAATCGAGCCATTTCGTCGGGGTCCAAGGTACTGACTTCGGCTTTGCACTTCATCAGATCCAATGACGGTGCGGACAGCAGTTGCAGTATAGAGCTGCGTTCCATAGAGGAAGGCGCTGTCCTCGTCTTTCCATCCGAACTGGTCATAGCGTCGCTCCAATTTGTTTGCTCCATTCCACTTGTCGACCGACTTGCGGACGAATGTCTTGAACGCATCGGCGTTGTGAACCATCACGCCCTGGCCAGCGATTTCACTCAAACCCGACGCCGAGAAGAACGTCTTCGACGACAGGATGATCGACTGTTTCGCCTCGTGCGGCAACTCCAGCTTCATTGACAACGAGTAACCGTTGCCCGCCTCTCCGATCTGTACGCTGTCCAGGTAGATCGGGTAGGCGCTTATGACTTCGTGCGTCGGGACCCCTTGGCCTTTTTCGCCGGGGATGACGAGCTGGCGGTCGTGCCATGCGTAACCGTCCGGGACATTCGGGAGTCCTTGCGGCGCTTCGCCCACGCTTTCTTCGCCGCCAAACTTCGTTTCAGGTGCATCTTCTTGCTGGTGAACGGGTCTACGGCCGAGCTGGATAGGGCTTGTGATATGCCCTCGTTGAGGGCACCCACTGCAGCCAGTGGGGTTGAGGCTCGCGAAATGGGCGCAAGTGGTAGGTCCAAATTCGCGAGATCGCTCAAGACGCGACTGGGTCTCTGCGAAACTGTAGCCGGCGTAACCTGCGCTCCAGGCGTGGGCGTAGCGTTCTCCGTCGCTGCAAGCCGCGAGCACTCCGAGAGCAGCATACCAATGCGGCTCAGCAAGTTGTCCGCGAGAGAGTGCAAGGCAAGCAACTTGCCGGCAACCTCGCGCAACGGGCTCGGTGAAGTTGGGCTCGTCGGCGTAGATGTTGGCGGCTGCAGAGATGATTGACGGAACAGCGCGTTGTTCACGTCCTCGCACCTGCTGCACTGGCAATCTATTCCGTGAAGCGTCATTCGTTTCCCCTTCCAAAAAAACATTGAATTGTTCGAGTTCGTAGGGACCCGTGAGGTCTCCGACCTGGACTAGCTTGGGCGCGCCTTTTCGGTGGTGCGTACCCGGTGTTCGAAGGATGCTCGATATATCCGCAGTTCGCTCGGGCCCAGCCGCCAGACCGTGCAGTTGACACAGACGCTTGAGACCCGTTGCGTAGCGTTCCCAGGTCGCACGGTCCACCATTTGAGCCAGGGGCCAATAGATATGAAGACCTTCACCTGACCCGACGTAAATGGGCTGAGGGATTCCAGTGCTCTGAACAAATAACGATACCGCCAGCGCCGCAGCCCGAGCATCGGGATACGGCTTGAGCAGGCCGCAATCGACGTCAAGCCAGAAAGCGGCACACCCGAGCGCGTTGGATTTCGTCCGACCAAGCACTCGTTGGTTGCGAGGTGTGCCCTTAGGATCAGATTGGGGGACTCGAAACGTAGCACAGGCGTGGTAGGTGGTGTGGCCAAGTCCGTCTTGGCTGAGTACAAAGTCCGCCAGCGCCCTGGATGTCGGAAAGAATCTGGTGAGCTTGACATCGTCATGGAGCACCGTCGCGCATTTGTAACCTTCGGCTGGCAGGATTCTTTCGAGAAACTCCAGCGCTGTTGTCATTGAAAATTTTCTCGATGTAGGTGGGGCGCTCGGTGGCCGACAGGGTCACGGGGACAGGGAAGCCGCGACGCGCGGCAATCCCTTTCTCCAGAAGCTTGAGGCGCCGCCTGGCCTCATCTCCCGCCGGCCCCCGTGGTTCGCGGTCGTCCTTGAGCCACGAGGCGGTCGTAGAGTAGGACCGTCCGAACCACCAGCGCAAGTCACCTTGCGCCATCTGCCCCTTGCGCAGGCAGATGGCCAGTCGTTCGGAAAAGGTCTTCATTCTTTTACCCACCCCAGGATTTTGGTCTGTAGAAAGCCGGCGATTCTAGCCATGGCGTCACAGTGTGCTTTGTTGACCCCATAGGTGGTCATATGCTCTCCATGAGGGTCTGGAGCCTCACCAACTTTACGGGCGTAGATCATGACTTGGTCGTAGCCATATTTTTCAGCTACTTCCTGCGCAGCCTTTATCGGGATACGCTTCATGTCGGCAACCGGAACGCTGCGTCGAGCGCTGCCTGGATACCGGCGTCGGGCGCGGGCGGCGCAGCCTGCATCCCGAACTGAGTCGGGTTGGGGGCATGCTCGACCGGCGGCGCGGGCTCCGCGGTGCGGCGCAGGAAGGGCGGGATACCGTCGTCAACCGGCGGCTCGGCCTTCGGCTTGTTCGGGCCGCGGGGCTTGCGGGTGGGAGCAGCCTGTTCCTGTGGCTGAGCGCCGAACTGATTCGCCTCCTGCGGCGCGGCACCGAAGCCGCTATTCATTGTCTGGGTAGGGGCTGATGCCGCGGATGTCCCACCGCCGAAAGGGTCAGCCTGCTGCTGTCCACCCCCGAACGGCTGCGGAGGGGCCTGTAGCGGCTGCCCGCCGCCCTGTGGCGCGGCGATCTGGCCCTGCTGCTGGTTGGCGTAGGCGATCTTCTGTGCCTCTCCCTGGCCGCCCCACGGCACGTCGTTCTTGTTGGTGGCCTCGTCCGTCACCTTGGTCGCCCACAGTTTCTCCGTGAGCGCCACCACGCCCTCGTGGACGTAGCACAGCCCCTTGTCGCCGATCGGCGCGGGCGAGAACTTGAGGACGCCCTGGCTCTCGAACTCGACACGGGTGTAGACGTCATAGGGCTCCAGCCCGCGCTGCGCCAGGATGTTGCAGTAGGCCAGCCAGTTCTTCAGCGACGCCGGCGGGACGGTCAGGTCGAACACCATCTCGCCCATGCCGCCGGCAATCGCCGCCAGCTTCTTGCGCTGGGCGCACGCGGGTATCCCCTTGCCGGTCATCTTGGACACCGCCGAGGTCCACGCGGACTTCGGGCAGAGCTGGCAGGAGACGTTCTGCGGCTGCGCGGCCTGCGCCGAGGCACCCACGCCGTTGTCGGAGAAGCAGATCGGCGCCTCGCCGCCCTCGGGATCGTAGGGCGAGTTCGGATCGTAGTACTGTCGCGAGACGTGCGGATTGACATCGACGATGACGAGATCCACGTAGAGCGTCTGAATTGGCTTCTTGTTGCCACTGCCATCCACTAGGGTGAAGCGGTTGTCCTTGATCGAGACGTGAGGGCCGCGCGAGCGGTTGATGCCGCCGACGGCCTCCTGCAGCATGGCGCGGCGGTTGCGATTCATCAGATGGGCGGGAAGTTGGTCGGTCATTTGGACTCCTGTTTGTTTTCGATTCGGATGGTAATTTCGCCGTGTCCACGCTCGACACGGTACATCTTGAAAATCGTAAGGACGAGCTGAGCGAGTTCTGTACGAATCTGGATCTCGATGGCTTCTTGCGCGCGTTTGAGCTCAGCATCACAAAGCGCGCGCAGCCGGATCATGATCGCGTTTTTGATCGCCTCGTCGATCTGACTTTCAAACGTCTGCATCGTCGCCATTATTTCTCCTTGGGCTTGTTGAAGTGGGTGTCGTAGCCGCGCGTGATGTCGAGGCCCGGCGGCACAGCCTTCTCGATCTCGATGTACTCCTCCACCTCGCTCTTGGTCACGGCCGCGGTGAGGAACTTCTGGCGGTTGTTGAAGTCGGCGCCAATGAAGGACATGAAGGTCGGCCGGTCGGCGATCTTGATCGCGGTCCAGCGCTTGCGAAACATGGTGCCGGCGGGCGTGGCAATGTTGGCCTTGCCCTCCTCGCCGCCCTGCGCGATCAGCATCGCGGAGCCCGCGTTCTCGATCGCCTCCATCGCCACACGATAGGGCTTGAGCTCCTCGACGTGCTCGGCGGTTCGCTTGGCGACGTAATCCCTCAATTGTATATACCGAGCAATCAAATCAGATGCATTCATAGCGCGCCTCTTTTTTGCGCGCCCGTATGCGGCGCTGATTTTCCAGTTGACATCCTCTACAAAGGCGACCTCCGTTTTTTCTACGGTACGCATCCGCTAAAAGGTGACCTTGGGCGCACCATGCCTTCAGTGCTGGTTTACTTCGCGCCATGTTTTCTTTGTGGGTCACAGGCTCTAGGTGATCTGGGTTGACGCAATACGGCAACTTACAAAGATGGTCGGGCTCCAAGCCGTCCGGGATTGGACCCTTCACGCACTCGTATACTAATCGGTGGGCTTTGTAGAGAAAGCCATTGATGCGCACATGTCCGTAGCCGTTACGATCGCAGGCGCCGAACCACAACCAACAACCTGAATTAGGCTCAGGAATTATGCTCTTCTCCAGGTACGGCAAAATGCCTAAGCTCATAACTTCCCCTTCGCGAGATCCAGGATCAGACCCTGGAGATTTTCGTTGGCTTCGAGGCGGCGGTAGACTTCTCGTTCCACTGGTGTTGCCGCCAGCTGTACGATAGTCGTAGCCTTGGTTTGTCCCGGCCGGTCGATCCGTTTGTTGGCCTGTAGATAGGTTTCGGTGCGATCGGTCGGGGCGTACCATATAATCGTGGACGCAGCTGTGAGCGTGAGACCATGCGACATTGTACCGGGGTCAGCAACGAGTACGCGCGGATTTGGCCTCTCCATGAAGGCACTGAAAATTTCGTTCCGTTGCTTGGCCGGTACTTCGCCATTGATCACTTCCACCGAGTAGTCCTTCTTCAACTCCCTATTTAGCATATGTACGACACTTGTAAATGGTGCGAACACAATTATTTTTTCGCGGCACTGCTCCATGATCTCGCGCAGCGCCTTGAGGCGCGGGGCAGCGTCGACGTGGTGGATCTCGCGGTCGGCTCCATAGATGGCGCCACAGGAGATCTGCAGCAGCTTGAGGCGCAGCACCGCCTCGTTCTGCGCGGTGATCGGCCCCTTCGCCGCCATCAGCACCAGGTCGCGCTTCATGGTCTTGTAGGCCGTGGCCTGCGCGGGCGACAGCTCGACATCGCGGGCCTGCACGGTGCACGGCGGCAGGTCGACGCAGTCGCTGATGGCGAAGCGCACGGCGGGCTGCATCAGGGCGTGGGCTGCGGCGTGCGAACCAACCTTCGGCATCCACTTGTACATGGACACCTTCTGCATGACACGGTCGTGGTAGGACTGCCAGCCCTCGCCGAAGCAGTTGTTGACCAGCTTGGCCATGCCGTAGGCGTCGGTCGGCCCGTTCGGCGTCGGCGTGCCGGTCATCAGCCAGAGATAGTCCTTCGTTGCAAGTATTTTGCGAGCGACACGATGGCGTTCAGTAGTTCGATTTCGGTACGCGGATGCTTCATCCACGATTGCCATTCGGATATCTGGTCGATCGGCAAGTTCTCTAGCAAGCACCTCAACGCCGTCGTAATTGACGATATAGAAATCAGCTTCGGTATCGAGTAGCTCTCGACGCTTCGCGGCAGAGCCGTGGAGGACAACGCAGCGGCGACGACCGAGGAGATTCTGGTAGATGGCATCGGCCCACACCCGCTCTAGAGTTGAGAGAGGAGCAACGACAAGACACCGAACGCCAGGATTGCTCCGCATAACAAAATCAGCAGCCCAAAGAGCCGCCAATGTTTTCCCTGTCCCCATATCGTTGAGGACGAATGCACGAGGATGAACAACGAGGAAATTAGCAGTGACCCGCTGAGCGTTAAAAGGAGTATAGCGGCCAGGCCAGTCATAGTTGACATCCATAGGTTGGATCGTGGGGAAGCCGAGATGGCGCAGAAGCTGGAGATTGTAGAGCGACGCAGGCGCGGCGACGTAGCCGTTGTGCAGCTTCACCGCACCCGGCACCGAGGGGACGATCCGATCGTCGCCCGGCGTGTCGTAGATCACCACGTTGCGCTGCGCGTCAAACCACATCGGCAGGCACCACCGAATAATAGATCCTGCTCACACGACGTTCCTTGACCACCCGCAGGTGTGCGCGCCGCAGGAAACCTCGCTGTCGCCACAGGCACAGGACGATCGGCAGCACATGAGGACCGGCGTCAGGCCCGCCATCGGCCTCGTGGCCGTACACACGGTCGAACACTTCATCGGCGGTCAGGCCGCGCGGCGCGGCAAGCAGCAGATGCTTGAGGAACTCGAACCGGCGCACGGTCGGTTCTCCAGCGCTGCCCCGGCGCCTGCCTCCGGTCACGATGGCCACGCCTCCGCGTGTGATCGTCTTGGTCCGTGAGCAGATGGTGAAGTCTCCGAACCGGATCACAAGCCATTCTCCCCCAGCATCCACTGGACGTGCTCCAGCGAATCGCTCCAGAACGCCACCCCGCCGGCGTCGCTGATCGCCTGGATCACGATCTTCTGCCGCGGCGTCGGTCGCTTGCCCGGCACCTTGACCTCGATCCCGACGAACCTGCCTTTGATGCAGCAGAGGATATCGAGCGTCGAAACGCCCAGCCCGCGCTGCACCGGCGCGAAATAGTATGCCTTCTTTTCGTCGACCAACCACGACCGTATGCGCGCCTTGAGGAGGGCTTCGGGGGTGCTCATTGGAGCGTCCCCGACTGCTGGCCCATCCGCAGGTCCGGTGCCGGCGCGGCCTCGCTGGAGAAGACCATGCCGATCATCTTGTCATAGGCTAGGTGGATGTTGTCCTGCTGGAAGAACCCGTTGATCCTGATGTTCCCGCAGAAAAAGTTGAAGTTGAAACCCTCCTGGAGGGCCTCGGGGATCGGCCACTCGATCGTGCCGGCGGGGAGAAGGAAGATGATCTTCATCGTGGTCCCTTTCGATGTTCGCAGTCAACCACGGGGCACGAGCCCCAATCCCCGCCGCACAGCGGATTCGGGCGCGGCGGGAAGTCGTTGTCCGACATGCAGCGCTCGACTGTCGCCATGGTCTTCCTGACTTCGTCCAGCTTCTTCTCGGTGTCGGAGACATCGTGTGGCTTGCCGACTTCGTTGTCCTGCAGCCACACGTAGTAGCCCGTGATTTTGACCAGGCTCGGGTGCAGCGCCTTCAGCAACACCGCATGGATCTCCAGCTCGGCGCGGTCCTCGCGGCGCTTGCCCGACTTCCAGTCAAACATGGCCGCGGCGTGGTGTCCGGTCTGATGGTTCCAGCGCAACAGCGGTGCGTCGATCTTGCCACGCAGCCACGCCTGCTTGTCCCAGAAACCACACGTCGCACCGTCGGCGTCGATCGCCAGTGCGAGCTCCGACACGGCGCCGGCCGCGACCAGCGGCGCCGCGATGGCCTCGAACTTCTCCATCCCCTTGGGGAACGCGGTGCCGTGCTTGATCCGCACCTCGAACGCGGAGTGCACTTCGTTACCGTATTTCATGGCCGAGGTCTGCTCGAACTTCGGCAGATCCTTCTTGATGTACTTCCTGAACGCCTTGCGAGGGCAGTTGTCCCAGTCGTTCAGGAAGCTGTGGGAGAGGACGGGGGGTTTCATAATTGGTTTCCGGTTTAGGTAGAACGGGCTTGAACGCCCACGCACTTCGAATGGCTGATTCGTCAAACCCGATCGGCATGTAACAAATATCGACGGCTTGGTGACATTCGGCTCTGATCTCGTATTGACTTCCGGCAATGCCCCAACTCCATCGTTGGACCGGGGCATCGCACTTCGCGCACATGATCTTCAGTTGGCCTCTCACGATCGCTCCGCGAGAAATGAGGGCATCGGTCCCAGCAGGTCCTCCTCGACCAGCACGGGCCGCGTCACCGGCTTGGCTGGCGCCCTGGCGAACTCCTCGTGCGCCAGCAGGGCGTAGCCTGCCTTGTCGGCCCAGCTGTCGGGATGGCTCGGATCGCCGTAGAGCAGGCGGCAGGTCTTGACGATGTCCATGTCCATCGACTCGCGCTGCACCGCCGTCATCCGGGCCCAGCCGGGCGTGGAGCGGTAGGCGTTCTTGAAGGTCTGGATGGCACCGGCCAGCGTGCCGAAGTCACCGTAGATCGTCTCGCGATCGTTGAGAGTGTCCTGGATGGTCATCGGTGCACCCACATGAACTGGAGATTCTGATCTTCGGCGATTGGAGGCCAAACACGAAGTTGCCCGGTCTCCTTCACCACACAATAGCAAGTGGGAACACCGCGAACGCCTGCAGGCATCTTCTCTGCGTCGCGCTCGAAATCCGTTTCGGATAGTTCGGTCATGTTGCATGGTTTGGACTGTGTCATTTCTTCCCTTTCTTCTTTTCCCTGATTTTGGCAATCCGTGCATTGGCGATCCTGATCGCCCTGCCTTCATCATTCGTATCGCGCAGCACCGCGTTGGCGGTGGCCGACCACGCCTTCTTTTTGGCCGGCGTGTTGGCCTTCTTCGAGTGACGGCTGGGGCCGTCCTTGGGTGTCCAGGGCATCGATGGAATTCCTTGGTGTGATGAAAAGGCTAACCGGCGTTGAAGCTGGCGCATATGCTGTCGTATGTGTCGTAACCCGTGTTTGTGTCCTGACTTAGAAGCCACAATTTCATTTCGATTCCCTCGTTAACTGTAATGCTCACAGAGTCTCTCCCACACTGATGTCACAACCTAAGGGGATGCCAGGCAGCCACACCGGCGCCCGCGTCATCTCCGCTTCAACCACCTGGACGAACGGCTCGACCAGCTTGTCGGGCACGATCCAGCACGCGGCGTCGTGTTCCAGCTGGCAGGGGCAAATGGCGGTGCGTGCGAATATGCGCAGCAGCGACTGCGACATGTCCACCCGGCTCATAAATTGTACGACGTTCTCGGTGAGCTTGCCACCATAGAGCTTGGCCCAGCCACGGCGTGTCTTGTAGCGCCAGTAGTCCTCGCCGCTGTCCTCGTCGCGATGGTAGTGCAGCTCCGGGTACCAGATCGGGATGCCCTGCAGGCTGCTCTTGTTGGTCTCCACGACCAGCGGTCCCCACTGCACCGGGTGATTGGTCCCCGCGAGTGCGGCGATCATTCGGCTGGCGGTTTTCCAGTAGGCGACGACACCAGGCTTCTCTGATCGATAAAGATCGCGCGCCTCAAGGCCCTGCGAGGGTGTAATGTGGACGGGAATGGTGGCCCGCGCAGCCGCGCGCACAATTGAATCTCCACCAGCACCGAAGCCGCACTGTAACCTCATCACTTTGCCGAATTGGCGCTCCTCTTTGTTTTCTCTGGTCACGGCGAAGCCGTAGAAGCGACTGGCCAGGCCGACGTAAGGATCACCGCCGCGCCGAAATTCTTCGATTCCTTCAGTCTCCCCTGCCACCATCTCCAGGATACGACACTCGATCTGCGACTTGTCGGCCTTTACGATCTTGTGACCGGCGGGAGCTCTAGCTCCCTTGCGGAGATCCGATCCTCGCTTGAGATTCTGCCAATTAACTTTATCTCCACCTCCCCATCGGGTCGTGTGTGCTGCGCAATAGCTGAGATAGACAGGCATTGGCCCGCGGGAAGCCATAAAGCCAAGACGTTCAGCCCGTGTCTGGTCAAGAGTAGATTTGAGCCCAAGTCGCGCTTCGGCGAGTGTTCGGATGCGTTCATCATCGTGCTCCAGCAGGTCGACCATGAAATCGTCAGTCTTGGCGAAGGCGGGAATTGGGCCGTTCTTGCCAGGCTTGTACTCAACCTCGACACCTTCAGCCTCCAGCAGCCTGATGAAGGCTTCGTTCGAGCCGAGCAGTTTGGGCAACGTGGCGACATCAACCTGCAATTCATTCGCGAGCGCGACCAGCAGTGCCTTCTTGCGTTCGTTCTCGAACACCCACACCTTGCCGAACATCTCGGGGTCACCGATCAGCTGGGGTTCGGTGAACATTTTGACGGTCATCGAAATGATTTCGTATTCCTCTTGCGGGAAAGGCGTTTCGTTCGAGCGCGCCAGCCGATTGAAGATGTCCCATGTCAGCACCACGTCGTGCAAGCAGCCAGCGCCCAGTTCTGCGCGCAACGCCGGATCGATCTCGGCCCAGCGCTTGCCCTTGAACTTGTCGTAAGGCACGTTCTTGGCGTCCAGGTGGAAGTGCTCGGCGAGGTTCGCCAGCGACACCGATAGATGATTCCCAATCATCAGC